CTCCGTTAACAGGTCTTGCAGGGATAATAACCTTTCTATTTGAATATCCAGAACCAGACTCTTTTACATAAATCTTTGTTATTGTGTTTTTTGCTTCAAGAGAGGTAAATTTATGAAAACCAAAACTTATGTTTCCAATGTTTACTGTATTAATACCAGACTTAGCATCTTCTGGAGTATCATATAGTTTTATCTTCTTTTCATCTACAGGGCCAGCGAAGTAAGTTGATCCATCAACAATATTAACGATAGGAGTGTTACCTCTAGAGTCATATACTATACCTTCACCTACTTCAAAGTTGTGTCTCTCTGGGAAAGTAATACTTTCATCAGTTGTATTAACAGCTGTTCCATCTGCTTTGAAATTTGCAACAATACTTCCTCTAACAAGGTTAGATTCTAGAACTGCACCAGATCCATTACCACCTTCTACAGTAATTTTTGGTTTCTCTTGATATCCAATGCCAGGAGTTACTAGTTTAATTTCTCTAAATGATCCTACAACGTTGGCATGACCAATCGCACCTGTTCCTTGAGAATCGTTTACTATGACAGGAGGCCCTGTGATTACATCATAATCTGTGCCTGAATTTGTTACTTTTATACTGGTTATATCACCATGAAAAATTTGTTCATCAAAAACTGTTGGAGGGAATAGTTCTACACCATTCGCCATCAATCCTATACCTCTATTGTTTATCTCTCTCTTATTAGGATCATCGAATAATTCCTTTTCTTTGATGTATGGATATTTTCTTATTATCTTTTGGTTCTTAAGTGTTTTATTTTCCCAACCAGATTTGTATATGAATTGTCCAGTAGTTCCAGTTCTTAAAGCAATGTATTTTTGTGAGAATACATCAGATCCACTGAATGATAGGTAGAATTCAGTTTGGTTGATTGCAGTTACAAAGTAAACACCAGTATTGATGCCACTGTTAGTGGTATTGTCCCAATAGATCTTATCACCAGTTACATAGTTATGTGGTAGAGGTGGTGGTGATGTTAGAGTGACGTTGGCAGAGTCAAATGATTGAATAGTATAAGTAAACCCGCCACCAAGTAAAGGCGTGCCAGAAGAGTCTGTGGCTTCAACAGAACTTGTTTTTACAAATACTTTATTGTCTGTTGCGAATATAGGATAGTTTGGTAGACCAGAAGAAGTTACATAGAAGAATTTTTGATCCTTATCAATATAACTGTTTTGAATACCTACTGGAAAATTAGATACATCTGCAAAGTAATTGGAATTATGTGATGCCTTAGTAACAGTCTTTGTTATAACACTAGCATTTACTGGAATAGAACCATTAGCCTGAACAACAATAGTATTTGAGTAAATTTGTTCTACATTTGTTGAATCATATTCGATCTGTTTAACACTTATTTCTGTTTGATCACCATTGTCATTCTTTATTATTAAAACCTCATCAATGTAGAAAACACATGAATCAAAGATAGTTACTCTAAAAGTATTAACGTTTACTTGATTAACATTGGATACATTATGACTAGATGGAATGTTGTATATCCAATTATTGAATTTTGCATCATCTCCATAGTCTTTACCGAATGAAAGAAGTTTAAGACTGTCTCCAACTTGCATATTTGTGGAGTCAGAAGTGTCTACTTCATCAATTACGTTAACAAGTCTGAATTGTAATAATGATGTTTGACCAAAACCAGCATAAGCATATGCCAATTTATTTTCAAGTATGTCGGCACCAAAAACTAAAGAAGTTGAAATACCAGTTACACCTAAAAACTGATTTATAGTTTTATCAGTGTATCTTAGAGTCAAATAGTTTGCACCATCTCTAGGTTTAACTAATAGTGTTCCACTTTGTCCAAAACCGACTGTAGAGTCAACAACTAATGTCGGTGCTTCTGCTGGAGTCAATTCTAAAGCCTTGGTTTTACCAGGCACTTGGAAAGATCCATCAAATGATGTTGAGTCTAATGATATTTCATAAAAATCAACTTGGTTGATTGGTCTATACTCTACATTGTAAATTGAAGCGCTAGCAGTTCCAATTCCAGCAATATCTTGATATAAAAAGTTACCTACAGTCTCTAATGGTTGACCACCAAAAAGGTTTTCAACAAGAACATGTTTAGTTTTGAAATATACGTTATCTGATGGTATAATTGTGCTCTCAATTGGTTTGAGAAGTTCAATATCTTCACCATACAAAAGTTTGAATAGAATCTGATATGAAGAATCAGTTCCTTTTGACATATAGAAGTCTTTTGCCCTTGTAAGGATGTTTGTAACAGATGTTCCATCTATAAAACTTCTATTTTCAAAGCCAGGTAAAAATTCTGTTTTAAATTTAGTAAAGAATGTCTGTAAGAAGAGATTACTTAAATTCTGAACTGTTGCACCTATAAGGTGAACCTCAGCATTAGTTTCTGCAAAGTTAAGAAACTCAGCTGCATCTTCTTTGGATATTTGATCTATTCCACTGAATCCTCTGGAACATCCAATAAATGAAGTAGCGGTTTTATTGGTGTATGTGATTATTTCATTATCTATTTTCAACAAACCATAACTTTGAGGCCATCCAGTGGTAGAAGTTACCCTTATAGTGGCATCACCAGCGTAGACGTTATCAGTTAGAGTAGTAGAAGTAACTAATGTCTCTGCATTAAAAGCCCCGATCTGTCTGTACTGAGCTAGATTGTTTGCTAGGTCAGCTACACCAGATTGATGCTCTTGTGATTGATAATACTGATTTAAGAAACTGACAAAAAGGGGTGATTCGTTAGTCAGAAACTCAGGAATCTGTGATTGTATCACATGAGAGATTTTTACTCTTTTTATTTCTGTCATTTATCTTGTATAGATTGATTCGCTAGCGTAACTGGATGTTGTAACGTATGCCGTTGCAGAAGTGTTCTCACCAGAGGAAACAACATCAGGTAAAGCCTTAACTGTGCTGTTTGAAACATCTAATTGTAAATACAAATCTTTTAAAGCAATGACATCATTAGAATCAGGTATTGCTTCAACTTCAATAACTCCACTTTCCAATGATGTACCTGTTATATTTACCACATCTAAATTAATCTCTCCATGAATGTAATCAACAGTTCCAGCATCGTTCTTAACGATCAATGGAAGGTTATTTACAAGTTTAAAGAAAACTATCTTTCCAACACTCGTCCCAGCAGTAGGAATATCACCCATATACAAAATTCCGTCAACACCATTGACTGTAAATCCACTAGATCGTATACCATACCCATTTGGTTGGTCATAAAATGCATTTCCGTAACAAAGTTCATATGTTGCGAAAGTAGCAAGCTCAGGAGTTATATTACGTCTCATCTTTACTCTAGTAATGTTAGATGTCACTCCTCTAGCTGAGTCATCTATCAATCCTACAATTTTACTATACTTGAATCTACCACCAAAAGCATTAATATCGGATGAATTGGAATATGTAGTCAATGCTTGTGTAACACTACTAATCAATTCAGTGGCATCTGATGTTGCGTTAGTGTTATAGTAAACAGATGTATCAACTTCAACGTAAAGATACTTGAGATCGATAATTTCTGGTTTAATACCAGCAATCGAGTATTGTTTTAGTTGTCTGGATATATCGTCTTTTGTAATCTGCGAAAGGAAAGAACCGTTCTTTGGTTTTATTGAAATAAACACTTTTCCATACTCAGGAGGTTCTAACTCCTCCCCACCGTAGGCGGTTACAGACTCAACGTTAGGATAAACGAATGGAATTATACCTGTATAGTCATTGGCGGTTACGGCACGATATTGTGAGGAGTATATACGAGGTGCAAGGTATTTGATTGAACTAACATCTTCAATATCGTCTCCAGCGTCGGATTTTTGAGATGTTTTTAAAACTGATATGCCTTGTGAGACGGTTGCATCAGTATCATCCTTCAAAATACCAACAAATGAGAAATTTCTAGCACCATTTCCAGTTTTTCCGTTAGTGACAATGTAAGTTACAGTTACGATAGCTCCAGCTGGCGGTTTTTTACCAATAATTCCATCTCCAAACAAAATTTCGTACTGTTCATCTTCAATTTCTTGAATTAGAAACAGTTTAGAGGTAGCATCTACTCTTAAAATGTTATTATAGAGCGTATAAATCTCATCTGTGGTTGAAGATACAGTTACACGGATTGAAGTTGTGTCAATATTTGAGTTTGGAAGGATATATCTCTGATTTGGTTGAGAATAATCAATTTGAAATGATTTTTGAAGGTAAATTCCTTCGTAAATTTTTAAATTACTAAAAGTAGCAGTATTATTATCACTTGTTGTAGCTACAAAGTCGTCTGGAATTGAAAATATGTAATTACTTCCCAACTGATTACCCAAAGCAACTTGTCCAGCCTTCAAAGTTAAGATTTTTGTGTCATTAGTACCTAAATTTACAGTAAAATCAACAATAGCTTGTGCAGCTCTAGAAGATCTTGGAACATAACCAATGTTTCTAGCAAGAGAAACGACATTTTCACGCAATGTAGCGCTATCAAGGAAGCACTCATTGACCGCCATGTTCGTATTGTAAGCAGTAATGTAAGAGTTATACGCTAAAAGGTCAATTAGAGTAGAAAAGTTTGATCCTTCAAAGTCAAAATCAGCGAAATCACTGTTTACTCGAAGGTAATCTTTAATTTGAGCCCTAAGATCAGCGAAATCTAGGTTTGTAAACTGGTTAAATGACATTATACTCTAGTTGATTGGAGAATAAATTCTATATTTTGCTGTGGGAACTGCATCCCAGTAATATCATAAGTGATATTGCAAGTTAATTGGTTAGTATCAAGTGGAAAAAGCACTGTTACAGAACAATTACTGACTCTAGGTTCGTAATTTTCTAATAAAAGTTTTATATCATCTTCTAAAACTTGAGCAACGTCTGGATCTTGCTGCTCAAATAGAGTATCTTCAAGAGGACTACCTAATAATTTCTGATAAAACCTTTCACCTACTCTTGTTCTGACTAAATTTGTGACAGATCTCTTGATTGCATCCTCATTTGCAAAGACACCGATGTCATTAGTCACAGGATGACGACTAAATGAAAGACTAATATCTCTGAAAGGAGTTCTGGTTACAAGTGGTCTATCGACTTTTGCCATTATTCACTTAAATTTTGTTTTCTTTTTTTGTCATTGGCGTCATCACCAACAACTTCACGCAAAAGATCGTCTGCCGCTTCCTCTTCTGGTCGAGGATTAATGTATTTTTTATCGTCTTCCATAGCAAATATACTAATTCAAATCTATTTAGACACAAAAAAAGACCCTTTTGAAGGGTCTTTGAAGTTTTTTAGATGTTTTTAACCAGCAGCGAGTGGTGATTGTGAATCATTTGTGTTTGCGGCAGCTTTTTTTCGTGCTTGAGCACTCACATCATACTGTCCTTTAACACTTCCACTAGCAAAACCAGCACTTTCTACGTTATGGGGAGCTAATTTTGGATCTGAATCTGCCATTTTTGACCTTTTTCTTTTTATTTATCAATTTGAGCTCGTAATCTATCAGGTGAGATACCTTCATTCATGTAAAAGTTGAGTCTTTCTCTTGCCTGTTCCTTATCAAGACCTACATCTTGGGAAGGATCGTTGACACACCAGCCTGATGTGCCTAATTCTACGACCTTATACTTTGTATCTTCCATTGGTTGTGGTGTTGTCATTAGATAATCCTCGTTTTTTCATGGCCAACACGGATTTTAGGATCAATCCAGATCTCCATACCCGCTTCTTTTGCATCTAG